TTGGCAACATCCTATTGCAGTTGCTAAAGCAATCAAGAAAGATTTTGCTAGAGTTGCAAGAAAGTATAATATTAAAAGAGTTCAAACTGCTGTAAGATCAGACTTTGATAAAGGTATAAGATTTGCAAAGTGGTTAGGATTAGAGAACGAGGGATTAATGAAACACTATGGGTTTGATGGTTCAGACCAATACAGATATGCGAGGATATTTTAATGAGTTTTATATTTGATATTGCAGCAGCACAACAGGTAGGTGCATTAGGTAAATATAATCAAAATGTTCAAAACAGAAATGCTCTTATAAAAGAACAAGAAGCACAAGCCATAGAAAAACAAACCGAATTTGATCTTGCTAGATTTAACAAACAGTTTACACAATTACAAGGTCAAACAAGAGTAGCTACATTAAAATCTGGTGTTGAATTAACTGGAAGTGCTTTAAATATTTTAAAATATAATGTTCAACAAAGTAAAATACAAAAAAATGTTATGAAATATAACTCTAGAGTTGCACAATCACAAAAAATAGAAGAAGCAAACTTTGCTAGAATACAAGGAGTAATTGCAAAAAGAGAAGCAAAAATTGCTCAACTAGGTTATTATGCAAAAGCTGGAGAAAGTTTAATGACAACATTTGGATAAAATTTATGCCTAAAATTCCTACATTTACAGCAGAAGCTAGACCTACAGCAGAATCTACTGGTGTTGTTTCTAATATAAAAATACCTTTAAATCAAACTGTTGGAGAAGCATTAGCTCCATTAGGTAAAGTTGCTCAAGATTACTATGTAAAAGAAAAACAAATTGAAAATAAAACTGAAGCTCTTGAATTAGAAAATAAATCTGTTTTAGAATTAAATGATGTAGCTCAAAAAGCATCATCTTTATTTAAAAATTCTGATCAAGCTAATGCTTATCTTATGAAAGAAAGTAAAATTATAATAGATAAATATGCTGCTTTAGCATCTAATAATACAGTTAAAACTATGTTTAAAAATAATTATTTGTTAGAAGAACAAAAAAAAATATTTTCAGTAGATAATAAGGTTTATAAAAATTTAGTTCAATCAAGAGCTATTCAATCAACTACTAAAGAAGAAAGAATTTTAACAGATGCGTTATATGGTAATAATGAATTAGCAAAAGAAACATTACCCATAGATTTAAAAAAAATATATACAGATGATTACAATGATGGATTGATTGATATAGATAATTATGAACTAAAAATAGCAAGTATACCAAACACTATAGCATATTTTCAAGTACAAAAAGATATTACTAATGATCCAGTTCAAACTTATGTAAATTTAAACACAGGTAAGTATGAAGGTTTAACTATAAAAACTAGAGAAGAATTAAAAAAAGATGCTAAATTAGAAGCAACACCTATACTTCAAAAAAATATAACAAATTATTTAGTAGGTTTGGAAAATGGAATTGAAGTAGATATTAATGAACTTGCTATAAAAGAAATATTTGGCAACAACGTTTATCAAAATTTTAAAGAAACTCAATCTAACACAATGAGAGTTAGTGTTTTTAAATCAAAAATATTTAATTCTAAAATTGGTGATGAACTAAAAATATTAGATAGCTTTGAATTAAATTCTGGTAATCTTGCTCAAGATTTAGAGTATAAAGAAAAAGTAAAAGATTTTATAAGTCAAAAAGCTGAACTTATAAAAAATGATGCTGCTGTATTAATTTTAACTCACAATAAATTAGTAAGAAATAATTTTGATGCCTACAATGCTGAATCAGATTCAGAAATAAAATCTCAATTATTTACAAAATATATTAATAGTGTTGTTCAAGCACAAATAGATATGGATATTGATAATGCTTTTATAAAAGTATTGCCTGAATCTTTTGCAAAAAATGTTGTTCAAGATTATAACAATCAAGAACCAGGAGCTAAAGTTGGTTATCTTCAAGCATTAGAAGCTCAATATGGAGAGCAATATGGAAGAGTGTTAAATCAATTAACTGAAAATGGTTTACCTGTTACTGCTAAATTAGTTTCTTATTTGAATGATGAAAATTTTGCAACTATGGCAACTAGCATAGATACTAAAGAAGAAAGAACTAGATTAAATGATTATGTAAAAACTCAAACCAACACAACATTTAATGATATTAATCAAAAAGTAGCAACAGAAATGGAAGATTTTAGAAAAGTTGTTATGTTTAGCAATAAAATGAATACAACAAAAGCTAATGAAGAATTAGGAGATATACAAAAAATTATAACTTATATTGCTATTAATTATATGTCTGCTGGTATGGATCAAGGTAAAGCAATAAAACAAGCAACAGATTATATTAATAACAATTTTGAATTTGCAGGTGGGGGTGCATTTGGAGATGATACTTATTTTATTCCTAAAAATTACAACAATGAAAGATTAAGTGCAAAACATATAGAATTTATAGAAAAAAAAGCAAAAGTTATAAAAAATAAATATTTACAAGATTTTAATATGAAAACTTTTGAATCTACTAATGAAAAAATATCTAACACAGAACTAAATGAAGAAATGTTAGATCAAGCAAAAGATAATGGAGTTTGGATTAATAATGCAGATGGCAGTGGTATTGTTTTTGCAATAGAATTTGCAGATGGATCATTAGGTTTAGTTGAAAATAAAAAAGGTGAATTGTTACAAATCAACTTTGATGATGATTCTTATAAATTACCAGGTACTAATATTATTATTAACATGGGTCAGCTAGATGAACAAGAACCAATTTAATTATGGCTAATATTTCTTTCGGTTTAGATACAAATAAATATGCTCAACAAACAGGGTTTGATCAATTCCAAACAGGAATGTTTGAAACTTTGGGAGAGATTGCAAAAGATGCTTGGAAGTATAATCCTGTATCTTCTGCTTTTCGTTTATCTGAATTAGAAATTAATAGAGGTAGAATAGATAATGAACCTTTGATTGATAGACAAAAACTTAATGATGAATATGGTAAATACAATTTATTTTTTGAAGAAGATGAAAAACAATCAACTGTAGATATTATAGTTTCAAGAAAAAAAGCTGAAATAGAAAGACAAAGCATTATTCAAAGAGGACCAAAAGGCTTTTTACCTGCAACTGCTAAACTTGCAACTTCATTAGTTGCCAGTATTGCTGACCCAATTAACCTTGCTATGATGTTCATTCCTATTGTTGGAGAAGCTAGATTTGCATCCATGGTTGCAAGAGCAGGATTAACAGGAGCAAGATTTCGTAAAGGTGCTATAGAAGGATTGGTTGGTATAGCTGCTGTTGAACCTTTAGTTTATACTGCTGCAACAAGAGAACAATCTGATTATGATCTAGTAGACAGTTTGATTGCTGTTACTTTTGGAGGAGTTTTTGGTGGTGGACTTCATGTTGGAATTGGTAAATTAAAAGATTTTAACACTCGTAGAAAATTTTATAAAAAAATAAAAACAGCAAGAGAAAAAGCTGGTATTACTGATGGTGAAGATCCAGGTTTTAGTTTGTATAGAGAATATTATCCAGAAAATTCAAGAATAATGAAGGAGTTAGCAGAAACCAATCCAGATGTTAGAAGAACTTTATTAGCTAAAGCATTATCTGATCTTGGAGAAGATATTGATGTAAATGTTAAAGATGTTGCTGATCTTGATCCTAAATTAAGAAATGCTCAAATAAACGAAAAAGTATCACCTAACGAAAGAGTTAATCCTAAAAATCAAGTTGATGAAGATATAAATTTTAAAAGACAAGAAATTACTTCTGAAGATACTACTGCTAGTAGAACTAAAAATTCTTTAGAACAAAAAGCTCAAGAAGAATATGAAGTAAGCAATGCAAAAAAAGATATTGAATTAAGAAATTTAGATGAAGAAGTAAATACAGTTGAAAGTCAATTAGCTATTATAAAAAATAGACAAAAAAATTTAGGTATAAAAGATAATGATGATGTTAAATTAACAACAAAAGAAGTAGAAGAATTTAAAACTAAAGAAAAAGAAATAAAAGATGCTATTATTGATGGTATTAATTGTTTTAATGGAAGATAATTATGGCAGATAAATGTTTAACTAGAATAGAAAATGTTTTAAAAAAATCATCTATTACTACAGAAAAAGCAAAAGGTATTTTAGATGATATTAAAAAAGCTCAATCTGAAACTAAAATTGCAGATTTAGATGAAACAATTACATCTAAACTTGCTGATGGAGTTTTAAAAAGACAAGCTCTACAAAAAAAAATTAATAAGTTAAATGCTTTAGAAGATGAAGTAAAAGTTAGAAATACTGTTGAATATGTTTTAAAAGAATTTCCTAATAATCCAGTAGAAGGTTTAACTGCTGTTTTAGTTGGAAGTAATTTACAAAAATCTGGATCAAGATCATCTGTTGCTCTTGCTCAACTTGCTTATTACAGAGACCTTTTAGTTTCATTTAATGCTAAGTTAAGAGAAAATAAAGTAGATAGTTTATTTGCTGAAGCAAATGCTGACATAGAAAAAAAAGTTGCTAGAGTTATTTGGGAAGCTGGAGAAGGTAAAACTATTACAGAAAAAAATAAAGATATTGTAACACTTGGAAAATTAATAAATGAATTTTCTGAAACTGTAAGAAAAAAATACAATGATCATGGAGCTAATACAGAAAAATTACCTGGTTGGATTGTAAGACAATCTCACGATCCTTTTGCATTAAGAAATGCAGTAGATGTTTTAAATTTAAAAAATAATAAAAACATAAAAGAAATTAATGGTACTCCAGAAAGAAATTATGCTGCTTGGAAAGCATATATTTTACCAAAATTAGATCAAGATAGAACTTTTGCAAACATAGATGGTACACCAGAATCTATAGATGAATTTTTAACATTTGCTTATAACTCTTTAATTAGAAATCAAAATCAAGTTGTAGATGGAGCTGGTAATTCTTTTGGTTCAAGAAATTTAGCTGAAAAAATAGGAGCAAAAAGAGTATTACATTTTAAATCTTCAGATGATTGGTTTGCGTACAATTCTAAATTTGGTGGACAAAGTTTAAGAGAAGCATTGTTTGCAGGTTTTAATATTGCTGGAAGAAATATTGGTATGATGAGTATGCTTGGATCAAATCCACAAAAAAACTTTCTAAAAATAGCAGACGAAACAATGAATGTTTTAAAAAGAAAAAAACCAGATTTATATCAAACTAAAATAAATAAAATTGCAACTTTTGTAAAACCGCAAGGAGGTTATGCAAAATTTATGGCAGAGGTAGATGGTTCTGTAAATATGATTAATAGTTTTCCTGGAGCTAAATGGTCTGGTATTACTCGTGCTATTTTATCTATGGCAAAACTAGGAGGTGCAGTTATATCTGCAATAGCTGATGTTCATCTTTATGCTACAGAATTAAAGTATCAAGGTAGATCTTATATAGGTGGTGTAGCTGAAGCTCTTGGTAGACTTGGTAAAATAAAAAATTCAAAGTTAAAAGCAGAAATAGCTGAACAGTTAGGTTTTATTTCAGATAATCTTATATATGATGTTGCTGCAAGATTTTCTACAGGAGATAATTTAAACAAACAATTTACACAAATACAAAGAACATTTTTTAAACTTAATGGTCTTGCTTGGTGGACTAATTCTTTAAAAGATGGAGCTATGTTAGGTATGGCTAATTATGTTTCTAAACAAAGAAAAATATCTTTTAATAATTTAACACCTGAATTTAAAAGATTAATTACTCATTTTGGTATTAATGAAAAAATTTGGAATATTATTAGAAAAATGGATGTTGAAAAATCAGAGGATGGTAAAGAATTTTTTTCAGCTAGAAATATAGATTTATTAAGTGATGGACAAATTAAAGAAATTTCTGGTGTAGAAAAAATGTCTAAAAGACAAATAAATATTGCAAGAGATAATTTAAAAACAAGAGTATTAGGAATGTTTTTAGATAGATCAACTTATGCAGTAATAGAACCAGATGCAAGAACTAGAGGATATTTAAAACAAGGTTTACAAGCAGGAACTGCACCTGGTGAAGCTATGAGATTTTGGGGTCAGTTTAAAGCATTTCCATTTGCTATTATGCAAAAATCTATTGGTAGAGAACTATCTTTTACTGAAGCTGGTAGAAAATACAGAGCATTATTTGGTACAGTAGGATTAATAGTAGGTTCTGGTATATTTGGTTATATATCTATGACAGCTAAAGATTTATTAAAAGGTAAAAAACCAAGAGATCCTATTAATAAAAACACTTTTTTTGCAGCTATGTTACAAGGCGGAGGATTAGGTATATATACTGATTTTTTATTTGGTAAAATTCAACAAAGCACAAGTGCTTTAGCTACCTTTGCAGGACCATTTGCAACTGAAGCTACGAAAATTGCAGCTATGTTTAATTATATAGTTAAAGGTGAATTTTCAAAAGCAGGTAAACAAGCATATTTATCTGTTAAAGAAAATATACCATTTTTAAATTTATTTTACTTAAAAACTGCCTTCGATTATGCTATAGGTTATCAAATAATGGAAACTTTATCTCCAGGTTCTTTAAAAAGAATGGAGAAAAATATGGCTAAAAATGGTCAGGAGTTTTTATTGACTAAACCATCAACTTTGTTTAAAGGTTTTTAAGTTATGACAGTATCTTCAACTACAGTAAAAAATTCCTACTCTGGTAATTCAAGCACAACAGTATTTGCTTATACCTTCAAGATTTTTGCAGACACAGATTTACAAGTAATTATCAGATCCTCTACAGGAACTGAAACAACCAAAACTCTAACCACGCACTACACAGT